TTTAAATAAAACTGTTGATGAAGATCCTTATTTTCTTGAGAGGGTTCAGTTTAATACAATTAAAGCACTCCAAGAGTTTGATCAGCTAAGCAAAGAGGCTTGGGAGACAATTACGATTGCAACAGACAATGGAATGGTTGCCGCCAGAATTCAGGCAATCAAGCTTGCCGGAGAGATTGCATCTAAAAAAGCTCAATTACATAAACTTATGGGTGGCAATCAGGCTGATGGTGAGTACATTGCAAGAATGCAGAAAGCGGAAAATGTTAATCAAATTCTTTCTAAAATATTAAGAGATGTTATTGCAAAACATCCAGCAATTGCAGAAGAGGTAAGAAAAGAATTAGAAATTGCATTTGAAATTATGTCAGGTGAAAGAATAGATCTTTCAAAAGAATCAGCGATTGATGCAAACTCATCAGAATTTGAGAACGGTAATTAAGGGGTTTTATGTCAGAATTTGAGAACGGGTTTTTGAGCCTTTATGCCCAGAGTTTGAGAACTGGTTTTGAAGCCTTTATGGGCATCTGTCAGAATTTGAGAACTGGTTTTGACCCCTTTATGTCATATGTTGGTAAATAATTATGTCTGAGTATCTTGGAATTAATTTGGAATTTGCAGACTTTGATAGATTGCTTAGGCAGGATGAATTGATGGAACAACCGGTATCTATTGAAACATTTGTACAAGAAAAGAAATATCTTGGCTTGCCGCCATTGTCTAATATACAGCTTGAAATAGTTCGACATAGTACGCAAATATTTAAGCTGCCTACTTTGCAAAAGCTTATGGGTGAACATAATGGTCTCGAATACTATAAAAAATATACTGATAATGAAGTAATTTGTATGTTAGGTAAGGGGTCTGGCAAAGACCACTGTAGCAGAATTTCAATCGCATATACGGCTTATTTGCTACATTGTTTACGCGATCCTCTCAGTTACTATGGTAAAGCAAACGGCGTATATGTTGACCTACTAAACCTAGCTGTAAACGCACAACAAGCTCAAAGGGTTTTCTTTGAGCCGTTAAAAAACCTATTGCTTGGATCTCCGTATTTTAATAGCGTTGGATTTGAACCCAGAGTGTCAGAAATCTTTTTCTTTTCCAGACCAGTAAGGCTATTCTCCGGTCACTCAGAAAGTGAAGGGTGGGAAGGTTATGAAGTATTAACTATAGTCTTAGACGAGATCTCTGCTTTTAAAACAGATATGGAATTAAAAGGTGATACAAGAGCTAAAGGGTCAGCTTCTGCAATATATAATATGAGCAAGTTATCTGTGATGTCACGATTCCCAGAGGTAGGTAAAGTAATTTTATTGTCATTCCCTAGATATAAAGGTGATTTTATTCAACAAAGATATTTTGGTGCTCAGGAAAAAAACGAGCCAAAAACATGGTATATAAAAGCAGCTACCTGGGAAGTCAATCCAACAATTAAAAGATCTGATCTTGAGTCTGAATACATAAGAAATCCTATTGAAGCTGCATCGAGATTTGAATGTGAACCACCTACAATGGAAGACGCATATTTTAGAGATGAAGATTTAGTTAGAAAAGCATTTATGTATGCAGATGATCCGGTTGATGAAGATGGAAGGTTTCATAAATGGTTTAATAATTCAGATGGTCACAGAAGATTTATACATGTTGACTTAGGATTTAAAAGAGATAGATCAGCTCTTTGTTTAACACATTGTGCTGGATTTAAAGAAGTTAAAACTTCTATGGGTGTAGAAAAACTTCCGGTAATAAATGTTGATTTAATATATTCTTGGGAAGCCGCACCAGGCGAAGAAATTAATTTTGCATCTGTGAGGCAAATGATAGTCGATTTGTGTAGAAAGTTTGATGTAGCTAAAGTTACATTTGATAGATGGCAATCTATTGAAATGATTCAGAGTTTGAGAGCACAAGGAATCGCAGCTGATTTTCATAGCGTAAAAAAGACTGACTATGACACATTAATGACATCTATATACGATACAAGATTAAGAGGATATTGGAACGAGATATTGGTAAATGAAGAACTGCTTAAGCTTAGATTATTTAGTAATAATAAAATTGATCACCCATCTGGTGGTTCAAAAGATATGGCAGATGCTTTGGCTGGTTCGGTATTTAATTGTGTAGAAAATATGGCGGTTGAACAAGAAGTAGAAATAGAGGTGTTAGATTTTTCTATGCAGTCAGAGATTGATGAAGATCTCGAAGAATTTGGTACAGTAAGCGTGTATAATCATAATTTGAGAGAATTCACGCCCGGATATAAAGAATTAAATGTACCAGGACAGGAGGTGGGGAAGTGGATAGAATCGATATAAACAAAAACATACAGGTAGAAGCAGCAGATGTCATAGCAATTCTTACAGACAAAATTGCTGACCTAATAGCTCAAAATGCGGTGCTTACTGCACAGGTAAATGGTTTGGTAAAGATGATGAGACAGGAACAAGAAAAAAACTCTTCGAAAATAGTTTAGCGAACGCTGTATAGTTTTTAGCTGACCTGCTACTATCTGTGTTGTCGTCACAAGACGGCAAAAACAACTAGTAAATAGGAGCATAAAATGCAAATTAATCAAGCAAGCAATTTCCCTGTTATTTCACGCAGTGGTCGTACATCTGCTGAGTTACAGCAAATTATCGACACATTGGTGTTGTCATCTGAAACCGGTAATGCATTCTCAATTACGGGAATTGTTGCTGGTAAGAGATACAATTCAATGCAACAGAGAATTAGAGCGCAGGCTAAAAAGTTGAATCTGCAAGTTCAGATTCACTTTGATAAAGTCAATGAAACACTCTATTTCAGAGTGCCGGGGAAGAATGATGCTGAAGTTACGATTACAAAAAATGCTTCAGTAAAGGCAAAAGATGTTAAAAACGTCAAGACAACTGTTAAGGCGTAATTAGTAATTTAGAAAAAAATAGCAATATTTTTTCGGGTGGGGCGCAAGCCCCACTTTTTTTTTAGTATAATTTTTGTATGCCATTATTTGAGACACAAAAAATCGAGATTAGTAAAGATGTAACTTCCAAATGGAATGTTCTATTCGCAATACCTTGCTATGATCAATTAATATCTGAACCAACAGTTTTATCATTAATCAAAACTATGATGTACTTTAGAGATCACGGAATTAAATTTGGTCTCTGTACAATTACTGACAGTTTAATTAATCGAGCGCGTAATAATGTAATCGCTAAGTTTATGGCGTATGAACAAGCAACGCATTTAATGTTTATTGATGCAGATATTGCGTGGGAGCCGGAAGCAATTATAAAACTTCTCTGGCATAATAAAGAGGTTATTACTGCAGCCTATCCAATAAAGCAAATTGAGTGGAATAGGGTTGAGGAGAATGTAAAAGCTGGTATGTCAAAAGATCTGCTATTAGAAAATAGCGTAAGATTTGTAGTCAATCCTGTTAGAAGTGCAGACAATAAAACTCTTAATGTAAGTAATGGTGCAATAGAAATCTTTGATGCCGGCACTGGGTTTATGTTGATTAAAAGGGAAGTTATTCATAAATTAATTGAGAAGTATCCAGAGTTAAAATATAATGATGACACCGGCGCTTTAAATGATGCAGAAAAGAAATGGACTTATGCATTCTTCAATTCGTATATTGATCCGCATCTCAATAGATTTCTTTCTGAAGATTATGGTTTCTGTAGGTATTGGCAAAACATTGATGGAAAGATTTGGGTAGAGCCGGGTATTGAATTAACACATATAGGTCGTATGAAATATAAAGGAACTATGATGTCATTCATAGAGAAGTACGCAACGGTATTAGAATAATCTGAAATCAGTTACGAAAATGGATTTTTTTCTCAGACCCTTAGACCCTGAAAAATATATACTCAAATTTTCCTGTAAATAGAAAAAAACACGGGTAGTTCATATATCATATTATTTAGTAATACTCGGTAAGCGTATACTAAATTTCGTTTATTATTGACTTCATAACGAGCCCCGCGAAATAGTTATTTACATAGCTGTCCGATCATTCTTTAATAAAGCCTTTATGATGGCTGTTTAGCCCTGTGCGATTGCCTATGCGAAATAATCTTTTTAAAATATTTATTTGCTGTGAGGTTGCTGTTTTTTATTCTATGCCTTACCCTTGCCCCCACGACCACGATTACGCCCACAAATAACTATCCAAATAAATAAATCAACAACCAACGAAAGGTATTTATTATGACAAATCTATCGGATTACAAACAGTCTTACACAGACGCATTGGCATACGCATTGCGTAATGCCAAAATAGATTATTATTTCCTCAAAGTTTATCGCAAACTCTTTGGATTAGAGTTGGCGTTTGGCACAACTGAGTATGGTACTATTACTCATTTCAAATCTTGTGACAAACAACGAGACATACGCACATACGCAGTCACAGACAAAGGCTTTGAGTTTGAGTGTGAACAACTAATGTATTTGCTCAGACTTATTGAATTGAAAGCAAATGGCGTAGAAATTGTTTATCCACAAGGTTCTGATTACGCAGAAAATTGGGTAAAGCCAAAGCGTAGTAGAAAAGCAAGTGTTATTACAAGTTCATCATTTATTCACCCGTCACAATTTGATTATTACACTTATGGAAAGAAAGGTAAAAAGTAATGACTAAAATCAAACTCACAGACTTGGAAGCCCGTATTGTAAAGCATAAGGCTATTCCAAATCCAAACTCTAAGAAAGTCAATCTATCTGATTTGATAAAGTCTGGTCGTATTCGCAGGCGAAAGAAAAAGCCGGCAGTAAAGCAGTTTGTAAAGTGTGTGACATACGATACACCAGAAGAAATTCAATTTATTATTTCATCACTTCGTGTAAAAGTGATTACAAATAATCGCAAAGGTATTGCTATTGACTTAGGTGAAGAACGACTATTCCTTCGACTAAATCAAATCAATCAACTCAAACTTATTATTGGTCTACTTCAATCAGGTATTGATGTAACTATTGATGATTGTGTTGAGCAATCTAATGATGAAAACATCAACAAAATTAAAATTGAACTTGATAAGTTAGAGAAAGATGAAATTGAAAGACAAGAAAGTAAGAAACAAACTTTGGAAAAACTAATGTGGATTCGTTATGGTAGCAAAACCAATAACAATCCTGAACAAAAGCAAAAAGAGTTAGAAGAGTTTAGAAAACAAATTGCTGAAGTTCGAAAAGCAAAGGGATTAGAGTGATAGATAACAAAACCAAAAATCAACTTCTCAATGAACTTGAAAATTTGACAAAGGTAATGGATATTCCTATTCAAAGACAAAGAGACCCACATTGGTTATTGCGTAATGCGGGTATAAATAATCCAGATCATAAAAACCTAAATAAAATATTCAAGATTTGTAAATATCTAATAAGCGAGGAACATTATGGCTAAGTGTATTTATTGCGATAATGAGTTTATAGAAGAAAGAAAAGAAGCTGGCTATGATTATTGTTTGGCAGATGATTGCCAAAAACAAGGTCTTGATAAATCAGAGCGTGAATTTAGAAAGATTTACACGCCGGCACTATTACATAAATCAAACTATTTCTGGATTAAAAAAACAGAACTAGCAACCCTAAACACAAGAGGAGATTTACCAAACCAATGAGTAAAAAATGTACATCTTGTAATCAAGAACTAAAACCGGTATTTGAAAACTTTCCATTTACCTTTCATAAATTACTTCAAATAGATTCCGGCATTTCATTTGTTATTCACGGTGGATATGGTGAATTTTTTGATTCTCCATTTGAAAAAGATGGTTATGAAGAACCTAGTGAATTCAATCTTTGTCACGATTGTGCTGTGAAAGTATTTGAAATACTTGATCCAAAACTTAGATTTAAAGGTGGTCATCCAACAATAAATGAAGATGATTCAAGATGCTGTAAATGGTGTTGGACAAAAAAAGAAATGGAAATTCAATGACTAAAATTTACGATAAACAAACATTGTTCCATCGAGAAACCGAAATACTTGCTTGGAAAAAGCAAAAAGATAAAAATCACGAAAACTTTGAATCATACTATATGATTCGTATGGTAATTTTACATTATGATGGAGATAGAGATGTCTTTGTTAGATTTACCAACAAATACAAAATAATTAATTATATAGATTTAGTGCTATCTAATGGTGAGAGAAGCAACAATTTTGTTATCAATGGTGCAATTTATTGTGGTGAAAGTGCTCTTGATTGCGTATTTAGTATTGATAAATTTGTTCGAATTATGGAGTTAAAAGAAGGGAAACTTTATGGATAAGCAACAAGAATGGAAAGAGTGGGAAGAATTGGGAAACCATTACTATGCCATTGGAAAACATCGAGAAGGAAATGAATGCTATAACATTGCTGAAAAAATTCGTGGAATGACAGATGCTGATAAAGCAATAATTATAGCTAAACTTTGGGAAGCAAAGAAAGAAGGTAAATTTGATGAGTAATGAATTTTATAAATGGGTGTTTGAAAATCAAAAAATAATCAAAAAGTTAGCAAATGTTAAAAATGAAAAAACAATCAAAATCAAATGGAAAGGTACAACAATGAAGAATTATCGAAAAAATTGGCAATATTGCATTACAAAAGAAGTTCTTGGTATGCACGAAATAATTGATCCATACGATTGGAAATTGGATTTAGAAATGAATGCGGATTTTAAATTATGGGATTTAGAAATGCAAAACAAAGGAGACCAATATGAGTGAAATTGACAGTAACGAAATTATAAAGTTTGCTGAATTAATGCAGCAAGCAATTGCTCAGGAATCATCAAATACAAAAGTTGTAATGGAGATATTGGAAAATCTTAAAAACTCCACATCTAATTTGTCAAATAGAGTATCTCTATTAGAAGATCAAATTATTAACATAGTCAAAACTTTAAAGGAGAATCAGTAATGAAAAACCACTACAATAAATTCAAGACAACCACTGATGGGCAACATCTTATGGTTTTGGAAAAGCAATGGTTATTTGATAATGCAATTAAAAATGATGGATTTACGCCAAGACCAGTGCCAGATAAATACTTTGAATATGTATTTCTTGGAACTATTAAAGAATATTTGAATACTGATTACAACATTACTCAGTATAAATGGAATAGCAATAATCGAGACAATGTTAAATTTATTCGTAAATGGAAATTTGCAATTCAAATGATTTATCCATACATTGGTTCAGATGATAGAAAACTTGGAAAACACGTAATCTCATTATATTTAGTTGGTAATGATGATGAAGTTTTTCAATATCGTAGAATCTGGGAAGAACTATAAATAGAATAGAAATAGGCTAGCCCTCTCCTTTCACGGGTGAAGGGAAATATGTATGATTGTAATGATCATATTAAAGTATTTGTTATCATAATGATAACTATATCTGTAAGGCTTAGTTGGGTTTGTACTTACAGATGAAGACACGGGTATAAATGTTTCCCGCCTATTTCTATTGTATTTATAATATCAATAAACAACGACAGGAGAAAAGCAATGCCAACAGATTATTTAGAATATGACACAGTTCCTTCTAATGAACCTTGTGTACAAATTGGTCATGAAAATTATTGGAATCTAGCAACTTTAGAAGCCGATGTATTGATTGATCAATTGAAGCGAACATTTCCACAAGCATACCCACTTGGTTTAGACTTCAAAAAAACATATAATGACCACGATTTTGGTAAGTATATAGGTATCAAGATAGTTTATAATTCAGACATTCTAGACCACGAACTTGTGTATGATATTGATAAAAATTTCCCGGAACAATGGGATGAAGTATCATTGAATAAATTAATGAAGGTGGAAGATTACTTCTTTATGATAAAAAAGCGTCTTGAAATTCAAAATGATAGAACAGATGAAATAGCATTTAACCAACTAGCGAGGGGGTATTAATAATGGAATCTACATTAGAAAAGCTCAAGGAAAGAATTATTCATTTTGATCATACATTTGAATACTCAGATGACCATAGTGTATGGCGAGCAAATTTTCCAATACAAGAAGGTATTCTAAAAGATACTGTAAATTTATCTCTTGTTGATAAAGAAAGACTTCTTGCCGCCTGTAAAGCTGAATATAATTCCTGGTATCCAGGCAATGATTTTGATAATGGAAAAGATCAAGTTGTTCAAAATAAAATACGTGTATTGTGTGGATTTTCATTTAAAACCAGCAATAAATTAGAAGATCTTTCTGAAGAATATATGGAAAGATTTATCGAAAAAACATTTGACAGAATGACGGAAAATGGACATTTACATTTGTTTGATGGTCCAATGGAAGATCATCCAAAATTTGAATGGGTTTGTGAAGTAGCCGAAGAAAATTTTGAAGATAAATACGGTGAAATTGGATTTACAGAAGATGGAAGGCAAAATGTTTGAAGCATCTTTAATGTTATTTATTCTATCAATAGCCGGCATTATGGTAGCAATAGCAATTAAAAACTTAACAATGGAGGATAAAGAAAATGGCAATTAGTGAATCAGCTGCATTACGACACATAATGAAAATAGTAGCAACACCTGGTGAAGAAATGAATGATGGTGAAGTCCTAGACCAAATCATTTTTATTCTTGAAGAACTAGGTATGCCTGTTCAAGAAGAAATTAGTGCCGCAAGAAAAGAATACGAGAAAAATAATACACCACAAGGAGATGAATAATGCCATTATCATGGAATATTGGTGAAATTGCAATGTATAAAGACAATATTGATTCTGCCTATATTGAAAGATCAGAAGGCGGAGTCAAAGTCTTTGATTTAGTACCGGTAACTAAAACATTTATATTCTGGGGTGGTGCTGTTGCCATTGGTGAAATTAAAGAAAGCAACGCTGCTGAATACTATGGTCGTTCTAAAGCAATTGAAGAAATTACTGGTCGATCATTTATGGAAGAGTGGAAGAAAGATGAAAATGACGAATGGAAGCCATTTGATTTGTTTATGACAATGAATGATGTAAAAAGTCATATTGGTCTTAGCACAAATCACAGTACTAGAACACTTTCTGAATGGGTTAATAACTTTATTCGAAATAACAAATCTGTTTCCCCAGATGCTAAATTCGTAAAAGCAATTGTTAATTACCATATATATCAATACGATAAATGGAGTGGAAGATATGAAATCACTGAGTAAATTAAAAACAAATCATCAGGTTATTGAATATGTTCGTGATCACTTAATTAGTCAAGGAAAAAAAAGTCTATCAACCTATAATGGTAACTGTAAGTATCGTGGTGGTAAAGATTACGATTTAAAGTGTGCTATTGGTTGGCTTATAGATGATGAATGGTATCAAACATCTTTTGAAGATAAAACAATAACTGACCGTAGAGTGTATAGTGCTGTTGAAAAATCAGTTCCAAATTGGAAAATTGATATGGAGTTATTGCAAGAATTTCAAAATATTCACGATCATTTTCAACCAAATGAATGGGAATGGAAATTTAGTAGATTGATGGCAAGGTACTAATATGACAGAAGTAAATGCATACCCAATGAAATTTAGATGGTTTGATATTGATAAAGCAGATAAGACAGGTATGACTGTTTTACACGATTGGGTTAAAACATACGATTTTCAAAAAGAAGATAACCCGATTGGGTCATTTACAAATAAAATTGTAACTGTTTATATTTGGTCATCTAGTGGATATGATCAAAAACAAAATCGTACATACGGTGGAATGTTTGCCTATGCCGAAGTATGGCGCGAAGAAATAAATGAAGTAAGATGTGAGCAATTTTTTGGTGAAACATCAGAAGATGATGCTTTTAGATGGGCAAACGATAAAATTAATCAAATGTTATACAACAACAACAACAAATAGGAGAAAATAATGACTAAAGTATATCCAGAAGAGCTATTTGAACAAATTGTAAGAAATGTTCATGCAGATGTAGAAGAATACAGAGAAGCAAAAACTGCAACACTAATTGGCATTAAAATGTCAGATGAAGGTGTTCAATACGAAACCATTAATTCAAATAATGATATTTACAAATTGCTAAGTAGCAATAAATCAATTAAAACAATCAAGTTAAATGAATATAATTTACTTGCCGTATTGACTGCTGGTTGGGCTGCGCCTAATAATGAAGATGATGAATATAACAATATACCACCATCTGAACATCCTGATAGAAAAAGAGTTAAAATGACATTGGTTGGTAATACGGCTATTCAATATGGTTCTGTGCTATCAATTGATGGTCAAGATGAAGATATGTTTGATTATATGACTGCCAGAGGTACATTGCAAGAAGCATTTACAGAGTTTATGGAAAACTGGAGATCAAATGACTAAATTTATTTATTCGGAAAATCTTTTAAAGTGTGCTGGTGATGCAATTGAAAAGCCAGAAGACTTTGGGTATTGGGGTCCAGAAGATACATTTGTAACTTGGGGATTTTGTGGATTTGATAAAACCAGAGATTCAGATGCTCTTGAGTTGTCAAATTTTAAAGTAATTTCCTCAGACCTAATGGAGAGATTTCCAGATGATTTCCGAATAGAAACATACAGGCATTGGGCTGTCGGTAGTATTGATAGACTATTATGCCGTGTGCTAAAAGATAAAGAATCTGGTGTAGTAATTAATAATATTACTGAAGCTTTTAAATCAGCAATGTTCTGGCAAGATAAATTGCAAAATTATCCTGTGGCTGATGAAGAAGATTTTATGGAAATGGAAGCACAATTTGGAGAAGATTATGAGTAGTAGAAAAAAGATAAGTAAAGTATTTGATGACATTGTTCTCAATAAAGCAAAATTTGATTACAATACATCTAGTAACATTGGTAAATTAGTAGTTGAATATCAAAGTGGTCTTGAGTATCATTACAAAAATGTAGATATTCTATCAGTAAAGATGCTATTTGAACACGATGAAAAGTATGCCTTTACTGCCCACAATAAATGGATTGAGTCTAAATTTAGAGACAAAAAAATTGTCAAGACTCCTAAGTGGGAAAAAACTATTGATATTGCAAGGCAAAAGCAATACAAAGCTAAGAATAATGAAGCAAGAAGAGCTAGAAAACAAAAAGCAAGAGAGGAGAAACAAAGTTATGGGGTTAGATAATATACCACACAAATATCCGTGCGTAAAAGCCGGAACTGTTATATATACTGAAGATGGGAAAATAGACTGTGATACAACAATTGCTAAAAACAATTGTCCTTGGCATATTGAGTTTAATTTAGATCCAATAGTATCTAAATCAAAACCATCATACGGAATGCTTGGAACTGGTTGTTGGTATAGAGGAAAGTATGGCAATGCTTTGCTTAGATTATTAGAACACGGAGACTTTGATGGATATTATGATGATACAAAATATTCATTTTATGGTGAAGGATTTGAAGATGGTCAAGAAGGTATGTCAGCAGAATATTGTTCAGAAATGTCAAAATGGATGAAAGATAATGCAGAAAAATTTGCTGAGCAGGCATACGCTTATGCATCAAAAGAAGAAGATTGTAATCCACAAGAATTAATTGCCGATTGGATATACGCTGCTTGGTGGTTAAATTTTGTATCAAAAAACGCCGATGGTTCATCAATTTGGTATTAAGGAAAATATGTACAACAAAAAAGACATGGAAAATGCAAACGTAGAAAACAGAATTCCTGATGGAATGTCTGACGAGACAGATTTCGTCAATACATTGCAACAGGTAACTAATCTGTTTAAATCTGCAAACTATGATACATCACAAGGCAGGACAGTTTATGGTCTTGAACTAATCAATTTGTGTTGTGGAGAAAACGGACAAGTAGATGTTAACAAAGCAGTAAATGTTATTATTGCAATGTCATCGCACGTCGCACATTTAATCTCTTCACTAAAAACAATTGGTTTGCCAATTGAAAAGTATTATGAATCTTATGAGAAAACATTACTTAATCCACTA